CACGTTCGCCGACGAGCCCACCCGATTGAAGGACTGCTCGATGGGCTTGGTCTCGCCGGCGAACGTGAGCGTGACTTGGTTGGTCATCAGGTCACGTCCAGCCCGGCTGACTTGGCGAGCTCGGTCAGACCCCGCGACATGATCTCTGTGACCTGTTCGTGGTTCGCGGCCAGCCCCGGATACAGATACCGGCCGGCCCGGACGAACGGCCGGGCCGCCGGCCGGCCGCGGCGCTTGCCCTCGCCGCCGAAATCCAGCCACGGGTAGTACGGCGCCTTCGTACCGCCCACCGCGATCCGGACCTCACGCTGACTCGATCGGGCCTTCAACGACGAACGCGCCCGGCCCGTCTTAGTCGGGACGCGCGGCCGGGCGTAGTCGAGCACCACATCAGCAGCCTCGTTGAGCACGAGACGGAGTTGCTTCGGGAGGTCGGCATCCATGGCCTTGAGGGCGCGCTGAAACTCCCGCAGCCCCACTACTTCGACTTTGCCTACCACCGACCTAGCCTCCCGCCATCTGCCTAGCCACCTCTTCGCGCTGCCACTTACGGGCGAAGTACCGGGTCCACCGCACGTACTCCCACTCGGGCATTTCCGCGCGCATCCCGGCAACCGTCATGTGCAGCTGATGCGCTACGTAGTGCTCCATCTCCAGGCCGGTGTCTTCGTCATCGAGCGCTTTTGTAAGCATCCTTTCCGGACGACTCACTCATCCCGGAAATGACGGTGATCCCTTCCGCTATGGCGTTCAGCGGGCCGGCCGCATCGTTCGCGGCCCACGCCTGCACGTCATCGAGGGAGAGCGCCGGCTCCACCAAGCCCAGACTCAAGATCAGGTAGACCTGCTCGACCCGGCCAGCTAGCTCGCGGACCTGCACAGCTTCGCTCATGGTCAGCGCGCGGATCTTGACGGTGCCAACGTCCTCGATGGTGATCTCGCCGTGCCCCACCTTGCGAGCGAGGATCTCGTCACGGGTGAGGATTTTCGGTGGTGGCTTCGTGGTGGCCATGGTTTCCCCCAGGTGGTTACGGCAGCGCCGTGGTGACCACGGCGCCAGAGATATCGACCTCGCCCGCCCAGGTGATCATGTCATCGACCGGGGCAGTGAAGGTCAGCTTCGACAGGATGCCAGAGAACGCGTCGTTAGGCTTCCCGGTGCCGGTGCCCTCGATGTTGTAGACGACCGCGATGGACGTCCCGAGCAGGCCCTGTAGCGCCAGCTTCGGCCCGACACTGGCCGTGTTGTCGTACGTGCCGCCGAAGGTGAACTTTCCATCGAGCAGGCCGCCGGATTTTGTGCGGGGCACCGCGGTGGCATTGCTGTAGCCGGTGGTGTCGTGGATGTCCGCGGTCTGCTCCAGCGACGATGTCTTGCAGAAGGGGCTGACGTCTTTGGTGGCGAGAAGGATCTTTGTGTTCTTGCCGTGAACGGAACCCATGACGCCCCCCTTTCTAGGTTGCCGGGCCGGTGATATCGATGTGGAACACGGCAGCGAGGTACTCGGTGCCGTCCTTTTCTTCCGCCGGGCTGAACGTCACACCGGTGACGGTGATCGTGTCCAGCGCGGTATACGCGTAGCCCTCAACAGCCGTCTTGACCGACCGGGGCCCGGACGCCTTGACGTACTCACAGATCCGCTTGAACGCGACCCGGTCGGAGGCTTTACCGACCAGCACCACCACGGTCAGGTCTTTGATCTCTTGCAGCCCGGTGCCGTACGCGCCGTGGTAGTTCAGGCCGGCCGGTAACGCCACGAGGGCGGCCGGGGGCGTCACCCGCTCCGGGCTCCACGCCTTGACGTTCAGGCCGGTGATCGTGTCGAGGGCGGCGCCGACCTGCGTCATGACCAGGAACAGGTCCATGGCTCAGCCGACCGGACGGCGCCGCGTTAGCCCGGCGAGGGACTGTGCGACGCCTTTTTCGAGTCGGGTCATGCCGGTCTGGACGTCGCCGGCCTTGTCTCGCAGGTCAGACCAGAACTTGACCTGCAGTTTCGCCGCCGCCTTGACCTGTGTTGGGGTGTTGGTCCACCCCGGGCGCAAGGTGATCGTGTACGGGGCCGGGGCGCCCGGGTACGAATCGGTGGGCTGGACAGGGAATCCCAGCATCGTCCAGGGGACGCTGTAGTCGGGTGCGTCGTCGGGGAGCAGGATCGCGCCGGACGACGCGTACGCGACACCGTTCACGAGCAGCCCCGCAGTGGTCTGCACGTCATCGATTTCGAGGAGCCACAGCCCGTACGTGGGGCTGTAGTACGGCAGCCGCCGGTAGACCCGGGCCACCGGCGCCGCCGCCAGCCCGAATTGCCGGTTGCACCGGGAGTCGATCAGCCGGGACGCAGCCGTGACCCACAGCCCCAATTCCACGTCGTCGATGCCGTCATCGATGCGCAGATACGCCGCTGCTTCCGCGGCGGTGATGTAGTCGGGGCTGAGGGGCACGAGCTACGCCTTGTCGCTGGCGGCCGGGCCGCTGATACCAGGGGTGCCCGCCACCGCGGGGTCGATCCGGCCACGCTCGACGGACGGGTACACGAAGTCGACCCCGAGGACACCCTTACCGCCGCGGGCCGCGATCAGCGCCGGGTCGACCTTGGTGGCTTCCGGGGCGTCCGCGATCGTGACACCGCGCTGCCCCGCCTCGGCCATGGCCGCTTCGACGTCTTCCTTGGTCATCATCCGGCCGCCGATATTCACGACACCCCGGATCTCGAGTTCCTGCCGGTCACCCTCGGACAGCTGAAAGGTGTGCTGCGGCTGGACCACGCGGCCGCCGGCCGCGGCCAGCTGCGCGCGGAGACGCTCGTTCTCCTGCCGCAGGGACGCAGCCTCGCTCTGGTCGGCGCCGGGCTTACGCGGCGGGGTCTGCTGTTCTGCCATGGTCGGTACCTCGTTTCACGTGAAACAACGGGCGAAGGATGAGCGCGGCGGCCGGGAGGTGCTGACGCCCGCGGCCGCCGCGGGTCCGGTCAGACCGGGTCGTACGTGAGCTCACGGGTCCGGGTGAAGTCCGTGATGGCCAGGGCCTTGTAACCCCAGATACCGATGTCCACCCACGCGACGCGCCACTCCAGGTCGATGCGCTGAGGGGTCGACAGCCACACCCCGACGACGTCGGGATCCATCATCCAGGACGACGCGAGGACCGACCCGGACGCCGCGGTCGCCCACTCCGGGACGAACGTCTTCCCGCGCACGTTCAGATAATTCTGGTCGGGCGCCATCGACCCAGAGGTATTCATCGCGCCGAACGTCGGGTAGAGCGGCCGGCCTGCGGTGTCGACTGCCTTCGCCAGCTTCTGGTACAGGTCGATCTGCGTGAAGACCTTCGAGAACCGGTCGCCGCCGCGGATGAACTGCAGCGCGGTGATCGCCGACGCCAGGGACTGGTCCATGGCAGCATCGGTGGCCGCGACGCCCAGCGTGATGTCCGGGATGCTCGCCGACTGTGCGACGAAGAACGCCTGAATCGCTGCCTCGATGCCCTCGTACCAGCCGCGGACCATCTGCCGCCAGATCAGCCCGGACGCCTGCGGGTTACCACCCTGGTCGAACACCTCACGCAGCATCTCCACCTTGCCCGACAGCGCGGACGGGGTGATGGTCTGCGCGGTCGCGGTGAACGCGCCCGGGGTCGGCTCGGTGCCGGACACGTGGTCCGCGACCAGGCCGGACGACGAGTTGAACTTCGGCAGCACGAACGGCGTCACCGTGTCGAGGGTGCCCTTGTTGAACGCGTCATACATGGGGTACAGGTAGTCCAGCTGGTCCACGTACATTTCCGGCCGGTTGGTCGGGTAGTTCAGGTTCACCACGTTGGCCGGGGTGATCGCGAACTGCTGCTGCGCGCCGTCGCCGGGAAGCGACAGGTTGCCCAGGTGCCGCTCGCCGTCGCCGTCGCCGAACGCGTACTTCAGCCACGCGGTGATCCGGCCGTCCGCCGCCTCACGCGACTCCGTGCCGTGATACTTCGGGTTGTGCCCGATATGGATGTCCGTACTGAAGTCGTGGGACCCGGCGCGCAGGTTGCCCTTGCGGTCGAACCGGTACGGCAGCGGCTCATTGACCTGAACCGGGCCCTGATGCGGCGACACCGGTGTCGGGCCGGCCGGCAGCGCCGGGGCGTTCGCCTGCTGCCACGCCATAAACGCCGCGTAGTCACCGCCGTGCGGGGCCGGGGTCGGCGA